TTCTCCTATGATAAAAATGCTTTTCCAATTTCTTTATTTCTTTGAAGGAACACCATAGCTGTGTTCCAATCTTCAAACTCTACGGCATTACGAAAGTACTCAGGGTGAAGTGATAGAATCGTGGCTATACTTCTCTCTTTAAACAAAGTAATGTTATTTTCGTTCTCAATTTCAATTTTTTTGTAAACCTCATCGCTAGGTAGAATGCCGCAGTTTGCCAAGGTTTTTAACTTTTGCGAGCCAGCGTGAGAATATTCTTCAATACATTTGATTAGGATCGACAAACTGACAACATGCATAATTTTTAAAAGTATTATAGACACGCGCGCAGATTTAATAAAATAAAAAGTTCTACAAGTTACATAACCGAATATAAAAGTTAATAAATGTAAAGCATAATGTTCTATTCCCATCGGTACCTCAAAAAAAATAACCACCCTTTCAGATGGTTATTATATCAAACAAATTACTGTTTGTCAATCATTACTTGCTCGCAAGGCGATTAAAAATGCGCTCCGCAAGCTGATCAACAACTTGTTGCTTCTTGCTCTCTTGTTGAAGACGACGAGCGACTCGGCGGCTGACTTCATTAACAATGTCGTCTTCCTCACCTTCCATATAACGCATTCCGGGCTCTTCTTCGCCCGCAGCATCCATATCGTCATCGTCATCGAGTGCGGCTTCGTCTCCCAAGTCATCACCTCCTGCCGGGGCCTCCACATCGTCACCCATATCCATGTCCATGTCCATATCCATGTCGTCGTCACCAAGATCAGCTTCGCCGCCATCGTCCATCTCAACATCAACACCAATCAAATCAGCAAGTTGTTGGACAAGATCCATGAATTCTTCTTCTTTGTCTCCGCCAGCAGCGGGAGCATCATCCATACCCATGTCCATATCCATGTCCATGTCGCCGGCGTCATCAGAGACATCTACATCCATATCCATTTCCATGTCACCAGCAGGCTCTGCGGGTGCATCGTCTTCGGCGTCATCGAGGGCCATTTCCTCTTCTTCCTCTCCAAGAGGAACTTCCTCTTCCTCAATAGGGGGCGCCCATTCTTGTAGTCTCGCATCACCAACAGGTGTTAAATTTGCAAGCTTCATGAAGCTGCGAATTTCAGCCTCGGTTAAAAGTGTTTTACGAGCCATTGTAAATTCTCCTTAAAAATAAACTCAAACTTAAATAGTAGTCATTATTGATAAAAGACACAAAATGTTAATCAATCAGCTAAATCAGACTTTTTCATTTTCGACAAGGCCTTCATTTCAATTTGTTTGACTCGGGCAAATGAAATACCCAAGCGCTCAGCAGTTTGCCTTAGAGTTAGACTGCCATTCATAAATACAGTTATAAGGACACAATTAAATTCACTTGCATAATTGATAAAATGCCGGCACTCTTTTTTATCGCACGGCTTATTGGTAGCCATGCAGACCTTAGAGCACACTCTTAAGCCATCACCTCTCATAATTCAGGAAACTCCTGAGCTATCAAGTCAAAAACGTCTTCGACTTCTTCTTCATTTAGGCTAAAGTCAGATAATTTTTGTAGTCCAGTATTTATAAACTTTTTGTTTTTCTGAATTCTGCTCTTATTCAATTTTTTCTTCTTGCTGGCATAATCAGAAATAAAAGATACCATGTGTTCATCGTTATTATTTACAGCCTCGATGATAGCTTTAAAAAATTCTGATTGGGTCAATGAGTTGTGTTTTAAACGTATTATCAACTGGGCATGTTCATGGTCGGTAACATTGAATACTATTTTCTTCGGGGTTTTACCATAGTTGTTGAGAGTTTCAATCATTACCATTTCCTCGTATTAATATGTGTACGACTTTCACCTAGGCCGGCATTGGTTTGCCTAATAAAAGTGGCTTTTGCTTGCAACTGTTTAAGACTACGTGCCCCAGTATATGAAAAGCCGCTTCTGATGCCCCTCTCAAGATCCTCAAGAATTTTAACCACTGAGCCCCTAAAAGGCACCTGCGTCGATACACCTTCAAAAGACGAGTACTTACCTCTCCACTTCATTTGTGCTTCTTTGGAAGCCATGCCTCTGTAAGATTTATACTTAAAACCATCGCGCCCCTCAAAAACATCGCCGGGAGATTCAGTTGTCCCAGACAAAAGGGAGCCGCACATAACAGCATCAGCGCCTGCCGCGAGAGCCTTAACAATATCTCCAGAATTTCTTATACCACCATCTGCAATAATTGCAACATCACGATCTGTTTTCGCACATTCAAAAATAGTTTGTAGACCCGGTAAGCCATGACCAGTTTGAATTCTAGTAGAACAAATTGAGCCACCACCAATGTTACATCTAACTGAATCAGCACCCCAATCCGAAAGATCATTAACACCCTGCAGCGTTGCTACATTGCCGGCCATAATATGAAACTCTGAAGTTAGCTTCCTGAGATTCTCAAGTGCCTCCTTCATCATAATATGGTGGCCATGGGCTACATCGACGCACAAAAAATCAACGCCGGCAGCTAACAATGCTGTAGCGCGCTCCAAGTAATCACCAGAGATACCAACCGCCGCACCAAGCACCGGAGCTGTTGAGTTGACACTGTGTTCGTAAGCACTTACAACTTCAAGAACTTGTTCTTCAATTGTATTATAGCGATGTACAATTCCTGCACCTCCGAGTTTGTACATTGATGAGGCCATATGTCCACCGGTAATTGTGTCCATTGGGGATGAAAATATAGGTAATGATAACTCTAGACCATTGCCCAAATCGGTACCAATATCAATATCAGATCTTGATCTGATCTCAGAAAACTGTGGTTGGAGTAAAACATCATCATAAGTCAGAGCATCGTTGTGTAGGTTACTGTTCATTTTTATTAGTCTCCCTCTTTTTGCGCGATGTAGCTCTTTTTAACGCTCTTTTCATAGTAGCAGAGTTATCTTCATCTATCTTGATAGACCCTTGGGTCGGCTCTGATCGGGTAGCTGGCTGTTGCTCGCTGATTTGGACAGGCGATGCAGGCTGTGGCTTGGGAACAAAATGATTTTGTAAAGTTCCATATGCTTCTTCACACTCGGACAATGCTTTCGCATGTTTAATAATTTCACCGACATAATCAGTGTGATCTGAGATTCCCGCGGGGTTATTGATTAATATTTCGATAGCACCATAGTGCTCAAGTGCTTTGCCCTGAAGTTGAAGCAGGGCGGCTTCTAAATTTTTTAACGATGCCATTGTATCTCCTATTTATAGCGCTCAATAAATTTGATAATATCATCTTCATGATACCATGTTTCTCTGTCTGGTTTTTTGGGCTCTTTCAAGAATTTAACTTGTGTTTCAGCTCCATCAGTCTTAGCCAGACACATCGACGGTGTGCCTTCAAACCCATATTTTTTTTCAATGTACTCCCCACCGTCAGCCATGTTGAAAGCATAAAATTTAACGTCTTCGTAAACGTCAGGTAGTGATTTATAAAGAGGTGCTAAATTGTGACACAAATAACATTCCTCTCCATAGAATTTAATTACGACAGCATGCTGCTCTTGTACGATGCCATCGAGTATCATCTCCAAACTCTTTCGAGTAATTCTTGTAATTTTACTTTCTTGATCCATTTTTATCTAATATCTCCTTTGCTGCTTTAATACAATCTGGGCAGAATAATCTGACCATTTCCTGCCTAACAACGACAGACCATGATTCTATCATACCCTTATCTTTCTTGTCAAATTCTTTTTGACAAGCGCTGCACTGCTGAGGCATCTTATCAAACTGGGAAATTTTTTCCGTGAGATTTGCTGCCGTATTTTTATCTAAGTTCCTATTCAGTGCGCGGCGTTGCTTTCTGTTCATCGATTCATGGCTCCAAAGATCTGCTGTCTATTTGAGCCATCAAATACGACGACCGCAGACGGAAACGGAGCGGCATTCTCACTGTCGCCAAACTTTAGCCGGCCCTTAACAAAGTATACCTCGTCTGCTTTCATGACATAATCGTGCCAATATTTGGTATCTGTGCGAGCGGGAATCAGCATCACAATTCTGGTCTCTTCGTTTCTAGAGTCTTGATATGCTTTTTTGATCCACTTGTCAATGCCGCGGCCATAAGGAGGATTGATAAAGCTAGTAAATCCAATCCAGCTTTTTGATAGCCCATCCTCAGCCTCGGTGAAGAAGTTCGCACACTTTGTATTTGTAGGATCAGCGCACGGGTCAAGATCGAATGGCCCAAAGCGCCAGTTAAGTTTGTCAAAAAATTCTTGGGGTGTGGCCCATTCGCCGGTCTTCGACGAGAACATTACGACTTGTGTGTTTTTATCCATTTTGTAATCTCTCCTTTTTTTGTTTTACGAATTCGATAAATTCAGATTTTCTCATAACATGTAGTTTTTTTGCCTTTATGCAAAATGTCTCAGGATGTTTATTAAAATTTGCAGCCGCGGCTGTATACATTTCAACAAGTTTCTGGCCTCGGGCACCATCCCAATGCGGGCCGGCAAGTACTAAAATAAAGTCTTCGCAATCAATACACTGGCCAGCATTATAGAGAGATGTACACCCTTTTTCATCAGCAGAGCCTGCCACTTGTTGGTATCTTAATTCCGCGGCGATTTTCAAAGATTTAATATTTAAATCCATTTCGGCCTTTTTTGTAGTAGAGTATAGCGATTGATACTTCAGCTTTGTTGACTCGACGCCCAGCAATTCCATTGCCTCGTGAGTCGAATATTCATTTAGCGAGCCAGTATAGTTTGCCGTGGCGCCTTGAGAATAAACATAATCGGAGCTAACAGTTTTATAGTCTTGCCTTTGTGTATTAATTGAACTCATTAGTTAACCATTTCCTCTGCTTGTGTAGCATCAACGTTTAATTCAGGAATTATAATAGACTCAAGATCTTCCATGTCCGCAATCTCAGGATTGATGCGTTGGCCATAATCATCGTCCATTAAATTAAGCAATACCCCTTGAAGTTCAAGGATTTCCTCCCTCTGTTCATCTTCAAGATACATCAGAGAAATGCACATGGTTGAAATTATTTGGAATGCCCTAGCAATAAGCTTAGGATCTGTAGTTTCATATAATGCTCTCTTGACCCATGGATATTCTGTATTCACATCTACATAAGCAATTGGATCACCGGCAGTATATCTGATATTGAAGGGTAGTCCGCGTGACGTCCACGCCTGTTCTTCGATTTTAAATTCAATATCTTGTCCACCATGTCTAATACTAGTTCCGCGATACTTAGAATTTTTACGGTTACTCGATTTTCTGTTACTTTTAGAAAAAATATCCTTCACCTTTGAAGCCTGTTTCTCTTCCTTGGTCTGCCTAGCTCGACCAAAATGTTCATTCGGTAATGCAACTTTCTCAATCATCTTTTTGATTTCATCGCGCGTGCCCTTAGTAGCTTCTTTGGCTGCTTGACGAGATTCTTGACCGAGCTTCTTGAGAAAAGGATTTATGACATATTTTAAGACATTATTCTTAAAATCATCGTCAATGATTACGCCCTTCTTTCCATAATCGGTTCTAATTGGGTGTTGACCAATTCCATCATCAATGAAAGAAATTTCAGCAAATACATTTCCAGCTGTACTAGAATGCTTCCAGAATGGCATACTTGCGATTTCACGACCGTTTCTAATAAAATAGGCACCTTGTCTAACTACGCCGCCGTGCCCGTACCCTAGATCTTCAAGACCCTCAATCGAACCCTTCTTTTGACCTGCTCGCAGCTTAGTGTGCGAAAGTCTAATTTTAATTGTGTGTCCAAGGGCAGTGTGTTCAACAAAAGCACCTTCCTTGTCGCCTATAAGCATTTCAGTTTTTTCGTGAGCCACACAAAGAGGATCACAATTATGGCTAATCTTTGTTTCGCGCTTAGCGCCCGTATAAATTTCAATTGGCAGGTAGGAACCAAGACGTGAACCCGGGTTTAGAACATGTCTGTAATTATGGGTCGTCTTCCTACGGAGTGTGTCCATCAAAGCGCCCTTGGTCGGGACAGTATCCAAAACATCGTCAATAATCACAACTGTGCCAGACTTTCTGCCCACATACTTCCTGAACAACTTGCGATCAGTCTCAGTCACTTCATCAGAATCGATAAAACTTGCCTTCCACTTGCCAGAACTGAGCACTTGGTTGTAATCCAATGTGGCACAAACAAGGTTAGTAATATCTGAAGTTGTGGTCAAGATCTTCAATCTTGTGCCCAAAGTTTGGACGGCTGCTTTCATACCCATACCAAAAACTCCAGTTGCTTCACTAGACTCGGTACGAGTGGCAGAGCGGCCCATAGAAAAAACATCACCACTTTCAATAAAATTGCGCTTAATGCCGGTAGCATTGTCGGCAACAATAATACTGGTAGTCTTCTTTTTTTGATCCCCCTTGATATCAATTTGAAGATATGGATTCTCGGCATCAGGATTATTCTCTAAATCCTTTCTTAAAGCATCCACACTGTTATCTACAAATTCAAAAATTGCCTGATAAATGTCGTAACCGGTACGACGTATAGCGTATAGCATATCGGGCGATGGTGTAATGTCAATTGACTTAGGCATCTTCTGTTTCTCCTGAAATAATTTCAAAGTTTTGAACAACTTCATCGATGTTAACCTTGCCCTTGAAAAGACGATACGCCTTAACAGCAGCGCGGATCTCATCTGTGTTCAGCCATCCATTGTTGCGGAACTCACTGCGTAGTTCTCGTTTTTGTTCTTGATAAGGTTCAATGCAATCCTCGATGGCCTTGAGTGATCGGATATATTCCTTAACATATTGTTGCTTTTGATTGTTTGATGTGGCCACGGGCCCTCCTTTGTTTTACTTAAATAATATAGCAGCATAAGGTTTGGTTGTCAAGCAATTATTCTACGTTAACCTTAAAAACTTGATATATAAAATTTTTCATCAACCTTTCTTTATCTTCTTCAGTTTCACATTCAGCAAATTTGTAATTGTAAGTAATCATTTCGCTTTCAATTTCAGAATTGATCTCTTGAATCTTAGATTTCATCCAGCGAGTTTGTTGCTTATAATTTTTAGGTGTTCTGACACCAAACCTTTCGGACAGGTCTAGAAGAAAATAATATCTTTGCTCTTTCAAAGCTTTTTGCGCCTCTTTAAATAACTCAAGGCGCTCTTTCTTCTCATCGTCAGATAGATTTTGCAGCCGATCAGGATGGAGGTATAACGCAATTTGTTTAAAAAGTTTAGCAAATGCATCTGATAACTCTCTTCCATCTTTTACCAAAATTTCTTCATCAGTGACTGGCTCCGGTGTATCATGGTAAACGACTAACGCTCCTGTCTCGTCTATCTCAGTGTCGGGAAGTGAAAGTTTCTCTTGTTTTCTTTCTTCAATCTTTATAGACTGAGCAGCCAAAAGATTCTTATTTAAATCAACCAAGTCCACTTCCTTTAGCCTACAAAAATCTTCCAAGTAAAGTTGAAATTCCTGAGCATGAGATTCGTTAATGTCCTTGATAAATTCAAGTTCACTGTGTTTGAATCTAAGTTCATTCAAAGTTCTTTTCCATTTTAATAAATTGGATGCACGCACGACATTTACTCCGTGCTGTAATTAGCTCACCCAAGTAGTTTAAATGTCTTTCCGACCGCATAAGTTGAGAAACCCCACTGTTCGTCGTATTTAAGTTTAGCCATGTAAGGTCTATTGACGAAAATCTTGTCTTTTTCTGGCTTGATACCCCAGCACCTAATCTTCTCTGTCTCATTGTTGGAGTCAATAACTTCAACAATCCAATAAGCCTTGCCATTCTTTGTCTTCTTGGGGATGATCTTGCGTGGTATAAACCAACAAACACACAAATCCGGATCAAACTCTGAGATAGGCGGAATAAATTTTTCGCGCAGCCGAGTAATCGTATCAGTGCTAATAACTAAGTTCATCGGAAAGACACCGGTCAATTCAGTTTTAAAGTGGATAATCTCTTCTTCACTAAAGTCTCCTTCAGCGCCATAGATATCAATGTTCTCAGCAAACTTCTTTTTGTTCTTAGGCCTGTCAACAACCGCGGCAGACCAGAAATGTTTGCGACCCGAGAAACGTTCGTCAACCAAATTATCCATGGCGCCGGCACGACACAGAGCATCTAGCGCCTTTTTGTTCAGCTTTGAATAAGTTATTTCCTCACGGAAGAGCAAGTCTTCAATATCGTTAAACGGACGATGATCAAGAATCTGTTCAAGTGCCGAATCTCCAAAACCCTTGATTGACGTTAAAGGTTGAATAAGCGTGGAGTTATCTTCGGCAATTTCCCAAACACGCCCAGACTTGTTAACATCAACCGGTGCAATTGAATACCCTAAAGACTTAGCAATATTAATTGCCTTCTCCTTGCGTGTCTCAGGCTCCTTGTCAAGGAACGCTGCCACCCACTCTGCTTCATAATAATTCAAAAGCCACGCACATTGATACGAGATCACGCTGTATGAAACAGCATGCGACTTGTTAAAACCATATCCAGAAAAGTATTCGAACTTATCCCACAGTGCCTGTGCTTCATCTCTACCAATATTCTTGGATACACACCCAGTGATAAATTTATCGTGCAGTCTACCCTTGACGCTGTTCTTGCCTGTTCCTTTCTTTGTCAACACCTTACGAAGCATGTTACCTTCATCAAGTGTCAGACCGCCAAGCTTGTGTGCAAGGAGAGCGATTTGTTCTTGGAAGATTAGAAAGCCAAATGTTTCTTCTGTGATCTCTCTCGCTTCGTCAGAAAGATATTTGATGTAGTGTGGGTGATTCTTGGCTTCAACGTAATCAGCATCTACACCAGCAGACAGAGGGCCCGGCCGAAAGATTGAAGTAATAGCAGAAACATCAATAATGTTACGAGGCTTCACGCGGGTGCAGAAACCTTGTGCACCGGATTCTGTAAACTGAAAGACCCCTGCCCATTTACCGGTATGGAAAATGTTTTCATACACCGCCTGATCTTCAAGATTGATCACATCAGGATGAAGATGTTCATTATAATAATCCCTGACTTGTGAGAAGGTCGGTTCTTCCACGCCATGATGACGGCGTAAAATATGTTGAATACATACCTCCATCATCTTCAGCGTTGAAAGTCCAAGCAGATCAAACTTAATGAATCCCATTGGTTCAAGGTGGCGAACGTTCTGGCCTTCGGCCCACGGAGTCTGACGGACACCACCTGAGTTGATCAGTGGCATGCTCTTATCTAAGTCTTCCGCGATAACGACTCCGCCGGCGTGTCGAGAACACGAACGTACCTGACCGACCAGCCCCTCAACGTGCGTCTTAACTTGTGGATATTTAGCTAAGTATAATTGTAGGGTAGGCGAGAACTCCATTACCTCTTCCCACGTTGGCACGTAAACACCTGCCTTGATTCCATGCTTTCGTTTTGCCTCTGGTGTCGCCTCACGGATCATGATAGATGTAACTGTGTTGGCCTCGGTGAATGGGATATTATACAGCTTCGAAATATCTTTAATCAAAGATTTGAGTTGCAATGTATTCCAGTTAGAAATTGGTGCGACCATGTTCTCACCCCACATTTCCACAAGCTTTTCTTTCAAGAGCATCGGGTCTGACACATCATAGTCAATATCAGGATAGTCTGTTGCATCAGAACGAAGGAAGCGTGAGAACAGAAGACCGTGTTTGATGGGGTCAATCTGCGTAATACCTAGAGCGTAGGCAACGAGTGAGCCAGCAGCAGAGCCGCGGCCCGGGCCAGCAAGCATCATCTTGTCAGTAACATCAACGATAGCTTTCATGGTCAAGAAATACTTTGAGAAACCACGATCATCAATAACATTAAGTTCGCTCTTAAGCCTATCAGTGTATTCCTTGCTTGTGTGCAGCCCTCTGTCCTTAAGACCCTCAAGCGCAAAATTTACCAAGGCCTGAGTAGCCGTGAAGCCGGCTGGGACGACAAATTCAGGTAGACGTACAGTATTGTCAGGCAAGAAGCTTTCAATACGGTCAAAAGCNATACGGTGTGTTTCTTCAATACTCTCCAAAATTAATTCATCATCGTATTCAAAACCTTGCTCTTGGGAATATTGTTTGTAACTTTCCCAAATTTGATCTCCGTTCTTAGGGTACAACTCATAGCCAATCTCTTCAACCCCGTCTGGTAATTCGGACTCTCCTTCAGCCCAAGAGGGTGTACCTTTGCCGAGCCAGCCTAGGCGCTTGTAGAGTTCGCGATCCTTCCAAGCATCAGGGTTTGGATAGTGGCTATCAGCAGTGGTGACTAGAGAAACACCAAACTCTTTTGCCACTTGGATTACATACTGGTTGAGTTCATGTTGCTCTTTTATGTTGTTCCATTGGATCTCGGCATACCAGCGATCACCAAAAATGTCGACCATACGTCTTGTTGATTCACGCATAGCTTCAAGCACCGCTTCGGTTCCTTCTTCACGGTTTTCCCAGTAGTTACCAGCATACACCCCACCAAGACAAGCAGAGGAAGCAATGATGCCCTCGTTGTACTTCTTAAGTAGCGCGTAGTCGATACGTGGGTAGCGATAGAAATTCTCTGGTTGGTATGATTCTGATACTAATTTAAATAGATTGTTAAGCCCTGTTTGATTCTGGACAAGCAATACAAGGTGTCGGCGGCGCTTGAGAATACCTTGAATTTTCTTGCTGTCGCCTTCGTCTTCAACAGTAGCACCAGACTGGGCATCTTTTTTAATTGCGCGGGCCTTCTTCTTATCTGCCATGGCTTGATTATATGCGTCATGCCATTCAGCGATAGAAGGTGTAAAGTATGCTTCGCAGCCAAAGATTGGCTTGAACTCCTTGCCCTCAGACTGCATCTTTTTAGCATGCAGAACTTGATATGCAAGCCCATTCATGTTGCCGTGGTCAGTCAATGCTAGCGCATCACACCCATTTTGATAAGCAAAATCCATATGATCTTGCGGAAACCCAATTGCATCGAAAATGGAACCAGCAACTGAGTGGGCGTGAAGCCCAACAAATTTAATCTTAGAATCAACACGATTCATTCTTCACCCTCCTGAGTATTATATAGTATAGTGTGTTTATGGGTCGCTGTCAAGTTGTCAGAAGGCTTTTGTATAAAGTTTTCGCTAGATAAGTATTGCCTATAACCATCCCAGTCACCAATATCCCAGAACCACTCCAAAGGTACAACGTGACAATTGTTTTCTGAAACTTGGGAGAAAACTTTACTGATATTAAACTTGCGTGCTGACCAGCGCTGGTCTATCGGCAACTTACGAGACGGATATTTCTCACCCTCTAATAAATCTTCGTAAGTATGTGTTGTTTCTTTGTTTACAAAGCGTCGACAATTTTTAAAGTCTTCGCCAAACATTGTGAAAGGCAAATGCCGGTTGTTTTTAATTGTCTGTCCATCGTACGATAAGAAGAAATTATTCTCATGATGTGATATAAGTTGTCTATTCTCACGTAAAGAGTAAATGTTGAAAACAGAATGTGGAAATGTCACATAATATTTTTCAGGCACAATCCACTTAGAAAGACGTGAAGCGACATACCACGCTGAATACATGCCATAAAGAGCGGACCAGCCATATGAATCGCGTCGGTCGCGGTCTTTAGGGTGAACAGGTACATAATAAATTGGTATTTCTTTTCTTTTGTCCTTGTAAAATTTATCCTTTCTGTAATAGTAAACTGGATCATATACCCAATCACCCAAAGTTTTTCTGATTATTGGAGCCATATCATCATTGGCCACAATCCATATCGTTTGGCACCCTGCTATAGCACATTCAAAAACTGATTTTTGAATCATGGAAAATTGTTGATCAACAGGTAATAAACACCATGGATATTCCATGCCAAATGTATCATCAAAATTAGCTATTGGCACAATGCCTGCAAGATGCAAATGTTTGCTCACAAGTACCTCAAATATTTTTGATAATGTAAGCACGATGTTTTAAGATTGTTGAATTCTCTATCCGTAATTGCTGGTGTATAAAAATTCTTTTGTCTCCCGATCGTTGATGTTTTAAAATTATAATGCTTGGGTTTGCCATTTGGTCCATAGCTGCTCAATAAACCTTTCATTCCTCGTGCCTCCATCTCTTTGATAACTTTGAACTTAGCCATTGTTTCCGAAAATTCAAAATCATCTATTAATTCTTTATCAATGTAGGAAACAGCACACGCATCTTTAACTTTGGTATTGCCACAAATTCTATCAGATGGATAAAACCATATTTCATCGACAAAATTATCATTGGTTTTTATGTAATCAATTTCGTGTTTTCCACCACTATTAAATGCAATCCAATCGTAACAAATTAATTTATTAGTTTTATTTGTAGCAGTAAAATCATGTTTACGTTTGTAACGGACTTCTGCAATTTTAGAATACTCATTAAAACATGTAATAATACCATGATCATATCTGATGCTCTTACAGATATTGATAACTGGTGTTAGTCCGCTGAGGGAAAGCAAAAAAATTAATCTTTCCCACAGTAATTGCTCAGGTACGCCAACCTTCATGTCACCGTTAAATGTTGCCAATGTTTTAGGTTCAACCGAAAGTTTCAAAAATGATAGATCTAAGTTATAATCTAAAAAATCAAATCTAAAAGGCTTATCTAAATTAGAAAAAAATATGGGGTATCGATTATTGAAAGCATATGTTACAGCTTGCAACGAACTGCCAACTACAATATCTGTGTATTCATAGACCATGCTTAATTATACATCATGGCAGTGATATTGTCAAGTTTCTTCTTTTATTTCATCAAGAAGCGTTTTTATGTCTAAGCCAGCGCAATCAATTTTTCTTTTACTAACATGGTAGTGACTAACAAAGCCCTCAAACTTACCATAGGCCACATTTTGTTGATAATAATTTGATGTTTTATCAAATTGGTTTAATGGTGTTTGATAAGGTATTCCAGTTGCATTGTGTATGGCTTTCCAAAGTGCCTTTAATGCTTTAATTTGCTCAGTGTAGAAGCCAGTAAACGGACCAAGCTCATTTCCATTAACGAAAGCCTTGTCAATTATTGGTCTTTCGCCAAAACCGTTCTTGACATACCACGACTGATACTTAGGATAATACGCGTTGGTTATCTCAACTCCAATCGAAGGTCTATTGGTTCGCTCTGAGCCGGCATGCCATGCTGCATGCTGCAGATCTAATGTCTGATAAATAGTGCCGTCATTATCAATCAAAAAGTGAACAGATATTCCTCTTTTATCTAAAACTCTTTGGCACGATTTTGAGCTTAGACACACATCCCAATGATTTACAAAATAACGAATCTTACGCTTAGGCCGGCCTGTGTAATCATAGTACGTACCTTTCTTGGCTTTTAGTCCTTTTGGCTCAGACCAAAGCACAACTTTATCCCAATCAATCTGAGTAAAATTGCCATTGAATACGATATAATTCGAATACTGTGCTTTGTCAGGGGTGTGATTGTCAATCTGTTCTTGGCGTTTTGTCCAAAGACGACGAAAAGTCGTCGGCCCGCACAAGCCATCAGCAATGAGGCCTAACGAACGTTGAAATATTTTAATTGCTCTTGAAAGCTTGTCGTCAAAATATTTCTCACCAAACCAAGACGGATCCCATCCTAACTTAGCCGCAGAGGCCTCGTTGTAAAAGTTTTTGTCCATTCATTTTGTGTCCTATTAAATAATACCCACAATATAATTATCTTGTATAATAGAATATGTCGAGTTATTAACAGTAATTTCTTCAATCATGCTGTTATCGACAATCACGACACTACCCTCGACGAGGCTAAATCTAACATCTTCGGCCCAATCAAGAACCTCAAGCATAACATATCTTTCCTCTGTGGGCTTGAAGTCATCGGGCAACAAAATGCCCATAGGGCTCTCATTTTCAATTTTTGGCGCTCTATTCTTAATAAGAATATGTCTGTTTACTGGCTTAAACACGGGCAATCTCCTTTAGTAATAATTTTTCGTGATTTTTGTAATTATTTTCTGATAAAAAAACGTTGGTTCTAGCATCACATTTGTGACACACCAATGAAACACAGACATTATCGCCAGCAGTTGCTTTGATATTTCCAGTTGGCTTCCAGCGGCAAAGTTTCGTGTCTCTTAGTTTACAATTAATAAGTAGTTCACGTTTTTCTAGTAAGTGATTAAAATCTTTCAAGTTTCCTCCTAAATGGTACAAGACTCGCCGTCACAGAACTTGGTGCCCGCGCCTGACACATCATCAAACCTTGTAACAGGAGTGATCATAGCAGCCAATGCTTCATATTGTTCTTTCGTAATCGGCTCATAAGGTGCTTGTTCGTAGCCCGTTTCTTCATACTTCAAAAACGACACAGCCTTAAGACGCGTCTCATACATCTCAAGAGCATCTTTAATTTGAGATGCTTCATGAGGCTTAAACGTAACTGTAACGGAAACAGAATTGTCCGCCCAATAATGTTGGTATTGAGCAGCAATTTCTAATTGCTCCCACATGCTTATTTCTTTCTTTCCTTTCATGAAATATGGCTCTTTAACAGGGAATTCCACGCACAATGTATTAGGCGTGTATTTGTCTTCTTCAATATTATACCCTGCTTCTCGTAATTTGTCAATCATTTTACTGTCTTTTGAGAACCTAATTCGTCTAATATAATATTCATCTTCTGGAAAATGAATACCCGGTGTTGATCCGTTAAGCAAAGACACCGTACCTGATGGCTTGATTGACGTCATGCGTACAGATTTAGGGATACAGAGCCAGTCAGAGTAATCTTCATCCAAGCTCTTAACATGCTCATATGCGTTATCGCACCAGTTCAAAATCTCTCTACGGCCATGTTTATTAAAGGCCTGCACAACCCCTGATTGAGAAAGACCAATACGACGATTTTTGAGCATTTTTGCATTCGTTTCAGGCCAGTGCGTATTAGAAAGTGTAACAGTCTTGCCATAAAGGTATGCGATCTTTAAAGTTTTAAGATAGTCGTCGTATGTCTCATGTTTGGCAGGGAATGTCTCAACAAGACAGCACAATTCGGCGTCTTCAAGTTGCTGCTCAACACAAGGATTAAAACCCATAACACTTTTATCATCGTCTCTAGGTTCATCAGCCATCCGACCTCGGGTTCGAGCATTGTCTAGCCAGATATAGCCGGGCTCTCCATTCTTTTGTGATTGATTAGCATGCCAAGTATAGTCCATGCCTACGAGCGCATGAAAAGAGTTGTTTGAGCCCCACCGATGATGATACAATTTCTCTTGATCATTTTTCATTTCAAGATAGTGAATGTCATCGTGAGAACCCATGGCGAGTGCTGCAGATCTTCTGACATTACCAGACACAACACAGCGACCAATTAAATTTTCAGTATCTACAATATCAACAGATGTAATTTTTTGGCCTATTCTGCTGTCGTAAAGCTCTCTCAAATTTTCATGCAATTCAATTAATGGCTGCGGACCTGATGATGTGCCTCCGAACCCTTTTATAGGGGCGCCGTATTCCCTAATTAAGGAGTAATCAAACTTCGGTACTTGCGTACCAAAAAAGTAACCATCTAAAAGAATTTTAACTGATTCAACCCAACCCTCGCGTGAATCTTGTACAAGATGAACGTCATTTGTAAATTGTGGCTCAGCGATTGTCACAGTGTCAGCGCCTAGTGTGTCAAACCCAACACCAATGCCAACCATGAGTGCATCCATAATCCATGCAAACAAATAACCACCCTTGGTCGATAACTCTTTGGTTGATCGAAAAGCACAATTGAACAACCCAGCCGCTGTGCGCTCTTCAATGAACTTGGTGCCCATCATCCACAGCCCGCGGCCGGGTGGGGTCCATTTAAGGTTGAACAATCGATCGTAAGCATCTTTAGCTGTTTTTTGTGCTTTATTATCATTCCACTCAAGACCAAGTTGAAATACATGCTGCTTCTGCATATTAAACATGCCCTCAATGACCCTACGACAAGTATGAAACCATTCTTCAGAACCTTGTGCATCGGGCTCGAATTCGTTTAAACGTCGAGAGTAAGTACGCTTGAAAGTGACATATCCTAGCGGTCCCCATGGCACTTCTTTGTCTCTATATTGGTCGATAAAGTTGTCTGATAATTTAAATTTTCTGATTGTTTCGATTGTTCTCATTGATATTATTTCCTTTTAGTTCTGAACTTCTCATAGCGGCTTTGCAAAATGTCTCTTTGTTCCTTAGCCGTGACAGGAACGGGATTCATAGGTAGTTTTGAATTTGGTATAACGCTTGTAACTTTTGGCAACATTTTAATACAAACATTTGAAGTATCCATGAATATATCATAAATAATACCATCGGGACCGTTTCGATTCTTTGCAATGAACATTTTTCCTTGATTTTTTTGTTTATCCTCAATGGTACGCGATATAGTGCAAATAAAATCAGCAACAAAACATTTATTAAATGCCTCAGAAATCTGTTCCATCGTGATCACTTCGGCGTTAAGACCAGATCGGTTGGTTTGGGAAGCTGTCCAAACTGGGCACTCAAACTCTTGCGATATTGCTCTCAACTCTTCATAAATTGATTCGAGTTCGTTTCTCTTTTCTTTTCTGACCACAACTGGCTTCAACAAATCAGCATAATCAACAACAATCATCCCCGGTTTTATCCCACGTTTTTGAAGCTTTGCCAAGTGTGTCTTTATTGTATTAGTTGACGCAGACTTTGTAGGATATTCTTTAACAATTAGCTTACCTTCAATATCCTTGACAACATCATAAATTTCATTCTTAAAAGTTTTCAAATCTGACAATGGAAAGCCGGTTATACAACTGTCATATCTTGACGCCACAACCGTATCTTGCAATTCCAAAGTGTAATGTACAATAGTCTTGTTTTCTTTGAGTGCTTGCGCGCCAAGATGAACCAAAACCATTGATTTGCCGGCGCCTGTTGGTGCGATCACAACGCCAAGTTCACTTTTGCCTAGACCACCGCTTGAGATACTATCAATGTCAGCCCAGCCTGTAGTTACAGGATTGCGAAATTTGGGTATGAATCTTTCTTCAAAGTCCGCCAAATAATCGTAACCAAAATTATTATCTGAGCCAAGTTTAAGAGCATCATTTATTACCTTGGATATTTCATCAAAAGAACAAGACTGTAGCAAATTGACAGATTCAATCATTGCCTCTTTCAATTTTTGCTTTCTGCAAAACTCTAATGATACTTCTTTAATATAAGAGGTGTCTGTAACTTCGTGAATATCAATCTTATCACAATACGACATTAATTGATTGTAAGCAACTTCATCCTCATTTTCAAATTCAGTCTTAAAAATAGTAATCAACGCTTCACGAGATGGATGCGTACCATACTTGTTTCTATACTTAATAAGTTTACCAACAAACATCTTGAGATATTCTAATTCAAGAAAGTTAATATCTAAAACTTCTGTTATTTGATCAGCAAAGCTGCGATCTTCTAAGATAAGCTGCACAAGGCCTTCTTGGAAGGCTTTACCATAACGGCCAAAATCAATTTTCTCAGTCTGCATTGGCCCCTCGGTATGCGGTATTAATTATAACACAACATGATGTAAAGTCAAATATAAATGTCTTTAATTCAACTAGCAATGTCAACACCAATGCTAGCAATTCTGTTTAAGTTTGTCTTAAGTTCTTCCCAATTTAATTCACCAAAACCATCTTCCATCATCATGCCTAAAATCGATGTTTTGTTGAAATTAAAATCAAAATTTTCTATTGACTCTTTAACAAAAATCTTTGATTGAACAGACATTTGTGGAGCATAAAGTTGCATCATTTTATAATTGTGTTCAATAAGCTCTTTGTTGTCAATAATATTGGAATAAACTTTTAATTTACTGTCCTCAAGTTGTTCCTCACAGTGGCCAATAATATCGTCAATAGTAAACGTTTTTTCTTCTGAGAGAAACTGTAGTCTCTTACCAACCGTGCCAAAACCAACCCCTCTTACACCGGGCAAGTTATCAGATGCATCACCGATGATAGCCCTTGCGAGCGCCATGTTTGTTGGGTGTACGCCTGTTTGTTCAACAATTCTGTTAGTGTTCAATAGCTCATCTTTCGTAGGGCGCCATAACACTGTCTCTTCGTCGCAAAGCTGCATAAAGTCTTTGTCGTTAGACACAATAATTTTTTGCCAGCCATCATAGTGTGGCATGTTGCACACATACGAAATCACATCATCGGCTTCCACTTGCTCGATCATAGTCTGAATGATAGGCATTTCATTCAGATATTCAATAAGACGGCTTTGTTGCCAGATCTTGTTTTGAATTTCTTCATCATCAGTGAGGTTATGAAACGCTCGATTCAAACGAATAGGCTTGCGACCTTGCTTATAGTTCTTATCGATTGTTTTTCTCTTTCGTGAGCCATCAGGTCCATCCCAAGCGATAATAATATTGTCAGGCTTTGTGGTGCGAACCAATTTTTGTAAAATTTTCAGAGACCCCTTCAGTCCTCCAATTGGCTGGCCATGGCGTGACAAACTTGGATCAACAATATAAGCTCTAAGATACATATTTAATGCATCAATGACAAGCACTCTCTTTTTTTCATTCTTCATGTTCATAATTAATTAACTCGTAAATGTTGCCCCAAGGATCACTTTTGTATACAGATCTGGAGCCGTCTCTGTGTGTTTTTACTTTGCCCTCGATGTCGTCAAAGTTGTCGACCTCAAAAGCAAAATGTCGTGGATGTTGACCTTTTTTAACAAAAGCCATTTTAATATTTTCAAACTCAATAAACGCCCATGTCTCATCAGCATACAGCAACTCAGCATTAAAATTAAACTCATACCATTTCGCGGCTAACTTAGGCTCATCAACCACTAGAGCAATATGATCAATCTTCGTCATCTTCCAAATCCAATAATTTATTTTCTAATTCCTGAATTTCGGACATAATATACCCAAGCATACGAAGATTACCATTACGCTGATAGTGCATGGCATCGGTTTGCAGCCTTTGAATATCTTTTCTAATCTTATTAGTTTTTCTATTTTTAAAATAGTCAATAATAAATTTCATTTCTTTTTCCTCGGTAAATATGGTCTGATACCAAATGCAAAAATGTAATAACCAGTATCAAAAACGATTCTGACAACCGGTAGACGTGAGAACCAAACAGATTTACGAAACCCCATTTTTTCATACATCAAGCGGAATGTTTCGGGCCCCTTGGTGGCCTTTGAGTTAAACCAGCCAATCATTTCTTTTTCAAAGTCTTTGATATTACCATCAAACTCATCAGCACTAATGTCAATAAATTCAATGCCGCAGGCCTCCGCTCGGTCACGAATGGCCGCAATCTCTAGAGAACAAACATAACAACTCTCATCATAATAAACTTTATCAGACATTACACATCCAAATTATCAATTATATAGAGCGAATAAAAAAAGCCAACCACAATAAATGCGACAACGCCGTTCACAATAACTTGGTAGTATTCCATTATGCAACCCTCCTTTTGTTTAATATATCACGATACTGAAGTAATGCAAGCTCTTTATGCTTCGCCTCAATCATAATGTCAAATTCATTTCCGTAATCGTTTAGTGTATTGTAAACCAGATCGGAGTGTGCTTGTGGCTTAATCTTTGGATTACCGTGCTCAAGTGAGCGAGACTCAGCATAGTGAACCACTGGCTTAATATCGCCCCATGTAGACAAAGCAAGCTCAAGTGCTTCCTGCTCAGTCTGTCCACCGGGATGTAGCATGTGATGGTGATAGTCAAACACAATAGGGATGCCAATGCGTTTGTAAACACCTTCGTACAATTCAAGCGTTGAGTATAGAGATGTTTTGTCATCATTCTCGACTGTCAAGCGTGAACGCACATTCTCAGGCAAACGCTCAAAGTTACGACAGAAGTTGTCAAGTGCAAATGGCTTATCACCATACGCAGCGCCGACGTGAATGTTAAGCTTGGCATACGGTGTGCGTGGCAATCCAATAAGATCAAATAGGTCAGCGTGTACGGACAAATCAGTCTTAGTCAATTCAAACACTCGCTCCTTTGGTGATGCTAGCTTGTTAAACGGCCCGGGATGCGCTGTGAGGCGCATTCCATGCTTGCGGGCAAAGTTACCTGCCTTGAGGCACGCAGCGTGTACAGCGCCAAAATTAGGCAGTTCTTCAAGCTTGTATTCGGAAGCCCACGGAATAATATCGGATGAAAGCCGATAAAAGTAAATATCATTCTCAAGATTCCACTCAAGAATAGTATGTAGATCACGTAGATTATGAAGCGCTAGCTCCGCGGCATACTCGATGCCGCGGTCTAGAAATGTTCGCTTGATCATACTACGATTAGTTGTGATGCGCTGCGATTTTGGCAGCGATGAAAAGCCCATATTGATACAGGCATAGCCCAATTCATTAGACATGTAAAAACCCCTCAGTTATGTTATTATTATAAGTTAGTTAAAAGCACTTGTCAAGTATTATTCTTCGTCTTCATCATAATAGTCAGCCGCATTACCCTGTCTATTATCAAATTTCTGAATAACCTCAACGTCCATAAGTTCAAGAATCTTAGCTCTGAACTCATCATCACCCTTCACTAATTCAGTCCACTTAGATGGCTGAAACTTCTTAGTGTAGTCTCCCATCGTTAGTGTGTACCACGAACCAGCGGACTGCATTTGTTTTGATCCCTTAACAGCATCAAACCATGACTCTTGATCTTGGATACCAATTTCTTCAGTACCCCACAAAATACGGAATGTGCAGTTTCTACCCTCGGTGCCAAACCTTGACTTTTCAAGCTTTACCTTAACCTCAGAGCCGATCTTGAACCCCTTCTCATCAAGGACTGCTGCAGCCTTAGACTTTCTGCCGGTGAGCCAAATGCGCAATGAATAAGAGTAGTGCATTGCTTTGCCACCGGGTGTAATATATGGTGTGGTCATCGCAATTTGTCTTGCCATCGGACCTTGTGGGATATTGGTCTTCAATTGATTGAGAACAATAAATGTTGCCTTTTGATCTGCAATCGGGATTACAAGCTTTGACATACCCTTGGCCAAGATACGAGCCTTGGTTGCAACTGTTGACTGTGGGTTGAAATCACCCTCAACATCTGAGATAGACGGGGTAAACGCCAATGAATCCCAGATTAAGACTAATTGTTCATCTGATGCTCCCAGTAACTCTTCGATAGTCTCAAGAACAAACTCAACTGATTGTGCTTGCACATACATCAATCGTTCAAGATCACAACCTGTCCTTTCTAAGAACGTGGGATCAATAGCTGATTCAGAATCAAAGTAGACAACAAGCTTGCCTTGCTTCTGTGCATTAGCAGCAATTTGTGCTGCCATGTAAGACTTACCGGTTGATTGAAGTCCGGCAATCTCTGTAATTTTACCAACAGGGATACCGGCTAATTGACCCTTGCAAATAATAGAATCAAGCCATCGTGAGCCTGTTGGGATCCACTCTTTAACAGATGTGGGATTGTCGGTGGTAAGATCGTGTGCCACCTCACGGCCAGCTTTTTTATTTACTAGCTTCATTAGATCGTGCATAGATACACGACCAGCCTTGGCTTTAGCCATATAACCTCCTGATTGGTTACATATATAATAACACTATAACATTAAGCTGTCAAGGAAGAATGATCGGTTTTATAGTGGTAATATCTTATCTACTGCGACAGCATCGATGTCCTCTGTACCAGTACCAAACTGGATTCCGCTAGCCGTGCCGCTCGACCAAGTTTCTCCGTCATCATTACTAAATGACATTCTACCATCGTCATGTGAGACAACCCAATTACCATCTCCATCTGAAGTAACAGAGCGTGCAGACCCGTGGGAAAGAACATTATTTAACTTAGTGAAATTAGCGCCGCTGTCAACACTACGTGCAACATCATTACTATTGACTACAATGACCGTAGATTCAGAGGCTGATCCGGTAGAAACTGAAGCAAACATGGCTCTAGCGACGTCACCAATATTGAGATCCGCCGAGTCCGTCCAGCTTCCAGAACTGGCAGAGGCAGCAACCCCCACCTTTTCAGCTACATTACTGCCCCCAACATCGGTTCTAAATACATACCACTTGTTGTTCGAGTAAGCTGCTTCGTGGATAATAGAGCCATCGGCAAAGTCTTTAAGCATGAACCAATTAACACCATGATCGGTTGAAGCATAAACTTTAGCACTCTGGCCGAAGATCCAATTATTACCACCATCTGTAGCCAATGATGTGATGTTGGTGTTTGATAACCCTAAGCCTGACACGTCAACAGAATTCCAAGTAGCGCCGTCTGTCGAGGTTAGAATGTCGTCCTCCGAAGTTGACCCAATTGCAATCCACTTATCATTTGCCCACTTGACATTGTAGCGCCTACCAGTCACGTTGACATTATTCCAAGCAGAACTATCGGTAATATCGTCTGTGTAGGCCAACTCAAGATTATTGTTTGATGTTGTTCGAACCCAACGATTATTTCCACTACCATCCTCTCCATAGCCAAGATCGGTGTGATCGTTGGCAGATGCATCAGCGGGCGATCTGTATCCAGTCCAAGTCGTTGGTTCGCTGCCGGTGGCATAACCTACGGCACCATCAGCACCGACAACACCCCATGTAGGAGGCGCGGAAGATGTAATTACTTCCAACCAGTGATTCATTTGAAATTTGTAAGTCATTCATGACACCTCCATCGCTAAATTTATATAGTAAGGCGGCAGACTTTTCACCGGTCTGCCAGCGGCTCTTAGACTACTCGGTAGTCGTTTCTGTAGTGGTGGTTCCATCACCCGTTGTCTCTGTTGTAGTTCCATCGGTGCCAGTAGTACCGGTGGTGGAGTCGTCCGTGGTCTCAGTCGAGGATGCCGGCAATGCCGTGGTTGTTTCCTCGGTCGTAGCCGCAGGTGCTGCGTCGGGTGGCTCAACTGAGCATGTACCGTAGGTAGTAGCTACAACTAGCACGCCGCCAACAACACTTACTTGAACTTTCCATTTAGCCCATACGGACTTGATCCAATCTAACATAATATATCTCCTTGTATGTTATTGAAAAAGGGCGCCCTATTGTAACCGGGGCGTATCGGCTTTCATCTGTCAACCGGCCATTAATTCATCAAATGCCTTGTCAACATCGCTGGCTTCCTTCTTGCCATAGGCCTCGGTTTGATTTGAGCGCGCTTCCGCAGAAGTATTACCAGAAAGCTGCTCATCGAGGATGGCATCAACTTGTTCAGGCGTGAGGCGCTCGAACAAAGTGTCAAAATCGGGCATATTTTGAAGAAGCCCGGGGATTGCATCGGGATCACTTAGGAGGGGGCTAGTGTTCCGACGCATCTTTAAGTTGGTTTGAGGATACGCACCGGGACGTGTGGGTTTCGTATAAGTTAATGTAATATCTGTTCCTTCAACAGAATCTGTGATATCACCGTACTCTGGATCTAAAATATAGCCCAAAAGCAACTCATACGCGGTCTTTCCGTAACCATAGACCTTAACACCTTCGTCCTCACGGCCGCGTACCACAACCGGAGAGAAGTAACGTTGACGAACAAAAAGTGACTTTGCCAGCTTCTTGCTTTCCTCATCGTTATTCTCAGTGCCCTCGCGCCACAAAGATGACGCGAAATCGCATACAGGGCAGCGCTCACCGAAGTTGCGCTTGGGGCAAAGCACACCACCCTTATGATCACCCACATTATAGTGGAAGAACATCTCCTTCAACGGATCGCCATCAGCAGTTGGTACGATCCGAATATCTTGATCGCCTTCATCTGGCTTGAACCAGACAGACGGCCCTCTATCACCATTTCCTTCACCACGAAGGGAAGCAAGTTTTTGCCTCATTAGTTCCATATTGATTGACATTAGTATTTTCTCCTATTTGTTGTTATAAAGTATACTGTGCGTTCCACAGCATCTAATGTATCACTCTTGTTCTAGCTTGTCAAGAGTTTTTTGTTGAATTACGTTGGTATGGGCAACGCAAAACCCAAAGTCTGTTTCGAATGGCGATTCATAAACGGCATACGACACGTTTTTGAATGCATTGCGAGGTTTATCTTTAAGATTCTTAATAATTTTTTTGTGTAAATCTCCATCTTTCTCAAGTTTTTCTGTAGATATGCAGATATAGTAACATACGTCACGGGAATTGTCAAGATTAAAATACCAATTTTCTTCAAGACTATACGGATCCACACGCCCCAAGGCGCGGAGTCTTTGTACCTCCGGAGGGGGCGATAGATTGCCAATTATAGGCGATGTATAATCAAAAAGATTTTTGTAGTGTACGCAATAATAAATAGTTTTATTTATCGTTTCAAAGTACTTTTTAATTGGGACTGAGCCGATAGAATCTTCCAAAATAGGATTGCTGAAAGCGGTGAAAGAATTAAAAATGCCCGATCTGGCATATTCTTGCAGAACACCAAAAATCGCTCTTTCCTGAAGTTTATTGACGCCCATTAAAAGATCAACATCTGGCTGTATGTAGAAAATATCAATCTTCTTATCTTGTAAATACTGCAGAATCGCCAGAGTAGCGTTTGCTGTACGCCCAGCGCCGCACACAAACACTTGCACATGATCATTAATATTAGTAAAAAATTTTTTAAGATTTGGAATTGAAGTTTCGTAATCTTCAAGGTTTTCTTGCCTCTTGATTTTTCTACGATATTTGCTTGATCTTTCAATGTTGTCTGAAATAACATAACAATCGTATTCTTTATTGTTTTGAAAACATTCAACTATATTTTCGCCGGCTGTACCAATGCCTAACAATGAAATCATAAATTAAGCTCCTTCAAATCGTAGTAATTTTTGCCTGCATTGACATTTGACACAAAAGAGCCAAAAATATTGTTTTCAAATATATTGCGCATCAGTGGTACAATATTACGTTCGCTGTCATCCAAATCGATTACTATTTCGTCATGGACGATATGAGATATAAATGATTTTTTACCATGCAAAAACTGATCCAACTTAACCGCCTGTTTTAACACTATATCAGACGTTGTGCTCTGGATCAAGTAATTAAACGCTTTTCTTTTTTCAACTTCGATAACTCTGCCAAATGGTGTAGAAATGCAGCCATTAGAATAATACTGCTCTAATAGTGAATCACGATTATAAAAATCATTTTCTATCTCTTTTGATTCGGGATTATAAAGCCAAGCAAAAAATTTCTCTTTGGCCTCGGAGCGACCAATTGAGCCTCCAAAGACATTTTCACAATTCCACAAATGTATATCATGTTCAGGCTGAGGCTCATCTGATAGAGCCAGCACGGTTCTAATTTCAGCACCATTGTAGTCTAAGCTCACGAACCAATCATTTTTAGGCTTTACAATTTGACGTAATTCTCTCTTAAGTGTAAGCATAGGAAAAGAGTTCGTATAAGTTGTAAGACGACCTGTTGTTGTACCAAAAAGATTGTAATCAATATGCTTCGGTCCCGAAAGTAGTTTTTTAATCCGGTTTCTATCGTTTGTGTTTGTTAGCAAATTTCTCGAATTTTTAGTATCTAGAAAAAGATCATTAAATTTTATTTTGTGGAGAAGCCTGTGTACATCTGACAAATAAGCATAATTTTCCGGTCTGTCGAAAGTTTCAAAAACGTGTTGTGTTATCTTGTTTTTAACTTCGCAAAATTCCAGCAAGAAATCGTGTGGTACTAAGTCAAAAAAGCATAACTCACGCAAATTTATCTTGGCAATCTTGAATGATTTAAGATATGCTCTAAATTTTGCTTGAGATGCCAAAAGTTGCTTTGAGTATTTATCAGGACACACTTGTTGTAAATTTTTTCCGCCTGTGTAAAGCCATGCATACTCAATATTGTTATCTCTCAAGGCACCGGAATGGCGCCATGTTCGTGATATCCCTGTGGGCAATGAATCAAAAAACAATTCACCATTAGTATACACTCCAACGCACTCGCTTTTATCATCTAATGTCTGGAAGTACAATTTTGCCCCCGTAACCTTTCTTAGTTCTGTCAAGATGATAACTCAAGGAACCGTTGTAGTCAAATGGATGATTAATAATAGTTTCAAAATTGAATAGTGCTTCATTGGTGTTTTTATAAGATTGGATTGATAGACAGTCTCTGTATAATCTATTTTTTTGACTGTCGGTCAACTCTATTTCCTCTTCCATGATTCTAATATCAAAATACATTTTCAACAGCTTTCTATCATCAAATAATTTTTCTAATTTTTCAATACTATATTTTTGTGGGTGTACAATTCTTGTTTTTGTTCTACCATTGCAATCTTCAAAAAAAGTTATTCTCTTCACGCGGCCGTCCTCGTCTACTATAACATCATGATACAACTTGTGCAAGTATAATCTTAATTTATTAAAATATATATTGTCGGTCCTATCGTAATAAAGATTAAGAATTTCGTCCGTATTCGTAATAGCAAAATTTCTACTGTATTCTAACATCTCAGGCGATGCAATATTTGCAACAAGACGCCATGGTATGTTTCTATCAACTAAAAAGCCATAGGAACGACATGCATTCAAGTAAAATAACCAATTAGGGCTGTTTATAAATTGTTCAACTTTACTGAGATCATTAAAATAATCTTCATCAGCTATTTCTATCACTAAACCACTAGTGTTGATTGGGCAATATTTACTTTTCACATAACCTGAAAACGTGAACGGAAATCTGTTAGCAGACTTGCTGATTATTTTCATAAAATGTGACACAAACTCAGAAAAGTTTTCAACTTGTATATTTTTGTCGCTGAAGTGTTGTGTAATCTGTGCTGTATAGATATCTTGGTGCTCGATAAATAGATCTATGGGGTCAAGATAAGATTTGTAAATTTTTAAATTACTCAAAAAATCAAGGTTAGCATTAATTTTACGTGCTGCCACTTGTTTATCAAATTGGTTTTGTAAATCTTGAAATGCTTGCACAACAAAATCAAAGGCCACAACTTGTGATGTATCTTGGTGTGCTCCATTAAAGGTTCCCAAGCCCCTGAGTCTTTGAACATTTGCAAACATGGGCACAAAATTTCTACTAACACGACCATAAAAAAACTTTTCCCCCAAGTTAAAATCTACTAAGTTCATGTATTCGTCTTGATCGGTTTCGGCTAAAAAATTGTATAATATTCTTTTACTATAAGTTATTGTGGCGCCGTCATCGTTTTCTTTAATATAAAATTTGTCTGACATTATAAATATTCCTTAAAGTTTGCTGCCGGCGCCAAATCCAATACTCATAGTTTCACCCGGCTCACTTGGCGGTATTGGGTCAACTACTGATGGCGGGGCTTCAGGATTATCGTCCAAACCTGAAAGTGGTGGGGCTTGTCCTGAAAATTCAAANTCACCGATGGCGGCACTGGTGCCTATTTTGCCCTGTTTGGCTTGTTTGGAGGCACATTTGGCAGCTTTCATTTCATTTGCACCTCGACCAGTTTCAACAATAGCTCCTGATTCAGCTCCTGCTTGCGAGGCGACCCAAACAGCGTTTAATTTTGTGTTTGCGAAGCCCGGGCCGAGTTCGTGTGACGCTCTTGTCACCATATAGTAGCCCCCGACACCTAAATCAGTCAAGTCAAAATTATCTCTACTAAACGGCACTAAATTTGGAGCAAACCCGAGAGGATCTACAAAAATATAATTTCCCGGGAAGGCGGTCATATTTGCATAGGAATCGATTTCAACATCATACAATTCTCTAAGTTGATGTAATCCATCATACCCTTCTTGCTCGAATCTAACTTCTTTTAAGCCGGGAGAATCTGTTTTATTTAATGATATATTTTTGATTAGCCCTTTGTCCTTTCCTAAAAGATAATGATAAATGCCTTTACTTTCATCCTCTGATCTTATACCCATCATCTCTTCTATCGGCTGAGTTCGACCAGCATAAAAAATAAAATAATTAATTTCATTATTAATTCCGGGGTTTGGCTTGTCATAGATCGATCTGCCTTTGATATTTAAAACAGGCATCCTTGCCGTATTGATATTGAGACGATTGTGGCCATTTCTTGAAGAAATTATTTGACTTGTAATCTCATCTCTTGAGCCTTGAGGATACGATGTAACAACACCTTCAAACAGTCTTACTTTTTGCTTAATAGAGAACGAAAAGCACGAATCATCATTGAGATAATTTTTTATTAAATCGTTAAACAAATCTTTCAAGAATTGAGTTAAAGAATAAAGAGCTTGATCTTTTTTAAGAAGTTTGGAGGTTAACCATTCTGAAAAATACTTAACCGATATTGGAACATCAGCGAAATTAATATACTTTACGTTTTCATTTTTATGGTCAACGATCTCTAATGGCCCCAAGACAAGTCGAAATTTTTTAAATTCTTCCGACGCTCTTTTTAAAGCAATTGTTTCAGCTTCCAAGATGTCTGGCTCAATTGTTATACCCATGTAGTTACCGGGTGATTTGACTAATTGCTCGGTTTTGGTCAAAAAATTGTCCATACTTGCAACAATTAAATTAATTAAATCACCAAGATAAAAGAAGGGAATTTGAATGGAGTCGCCACCAGCACTTAAAAGCGCAGATGCCATTTCTTTTTTAACATCTTTGTCTGCTGAAGATTTGTTTAATTCCGATACAAACGAATCTTGCAGATCTTTTGATAGGCTTGCGTTCATGCTACCGGGGCCGCGGCGTACTTTGTTCGAAACTAAATCGTGTGAAGGACCAAGTTTTATTACCGATTCAAGGTCTTCACGATTAAAATTCAAGTGATGTATAAAGCCTTGTAAAAATAGTTCTTTTATTAAATGAGCATGCATTGTTTGTTTTTCAAGTTTTATAGCGTCTTTGTCGCTGGCCTTTATATCCTTCACGGTTTTTTTCAAGTCATCAGCTTTTTCACAATTAAGTGTCCTGTTAGCAGATTCAAAAGCTAATTTTCGTCTTAAAATTGTGCTATAAGTTTCAGCATCGGTAAAAATATTATAATTATTTTTTGCACAATGTTCTTCAATATAAGCTAGATATTCAATATTAAATTTAACCCGACCAAATTCATCAAAATCAAAAGTATGTGTTACCGGAGTAAGATTAACACTAACAAAAGTATCTTTAAGTACATTTTGTAAATGCGATGCAGGGCTATTGTTTGGTGGCATTGTCCACCCAAAAACAGCTTTTAATCTAAAATTTAAATCATCATTAGATTTTATGGTTTTAGCTTGTTGTTTAATATTCTTACCAGTCTTTAGAGCCAGATCAATGTAGCGGAATCCTCCCCTATCTTTTAGAAGTTCTCCAAAATCATGCGCAAACAAAGTTAGATTTGCCTTAATACATCGTTTTTGAGCAAACATATCTTGACCTTCAAAAGCGATATTTAATGATTGTATGCCAACACCAAATCCTCTTTTAGTTTTGTCCATCAGAACGCTTTTTGAATCAAGTAAATTAGAATCAAAAAATATTTCAGTTTCCTTAATACTAGCTCCCTTTTTATTGGCATTTTCAACCCTATATAGTCTGATAAGGGGCTGCAATGATGATATTTCAGCAGTTGTCATGTTGTAGAACGGAGCCATACCAACAGGCTGAGTCAACTTATTGATAAATCCAAAAGACTCCCCATTTACGACTAAAGGTGAATTGCCGGCTCCCCGGGGCGTGTATGGCAATGTTCTCCTTAGCTTAGCAGCACCGGTGTCGTCTTCGTCTTCAAGCTGCATTTTAACGTTGTCCAAAGCATAACTATAGTCCGCCAAAGCTGATACTTGGCTTAAAAGAATGCATTGTTCTTTGAATTGTAGATCATAAACAACATTAATTTTTATTGAACCAGCAGCGGTATTATTAAGACGGTCTTGGGCCCCTTTAGCAGCATCTTGTGGTGTTATTCCTTTATATGCGTGTTGGCTAACCAATATACCTGCGTCAGTTCCAGCAGCACTATGGATTGCGTCCAGTGCGTTATCCATTGTATCTGCGCAACTTTTCTTACCACTGGGACCTAGAGCAGGTCCTTGCAAAACAGATACTGCTTCTTGTCGTGCTTTAGAGTATTTTTCGAAAACAGGATCGAATTTTTCTTTATTATCTGTATAGTAAGAACTCTTTTTAAATTTGTTTACGGCGTTGTCACGGAACTTGGTCAGGCTGTTCACTTTTACGGTGCGCACTGACTTGTCACCGTACTGATCGCCGCGGCGGGCGGCTTCAGCAGCCTTCGCATCTTCGTGAAAAAGTCCAACTTTAGTTGTTAAGGCATCTAATTGCTGTTTCGAAACCTCGCCACCAGTCATTGGCTCACCAAACAATGGGCCGGAGTCTCTAAGGTAAGCTTTGAGACTACTTTTAAAATTATCATTGACGTCCGCATCACGTGGTGCTGACTCCATCAAAGTCAAAAGTTCAGTTTCAATTTCCGTGACTTTTGATTGTTTAGCATCATATTCTTTAGCACCAGCTTTAACACATTGTGCAGATTCCAATAGAGGTCCACAATTTTTAGCCAAAGATTTGTTTAAAAATCTACTATTAGAATTAGATGAGTCAACGCCTTCAACTGAACATTTATGATTAACCTGTTCTGCCATATTATACTCCTAAAATACTGCTGACTTCTTCTAAACTGACAGGTATTTCAATAACGTCGCCTTTTTGAATGTGAGCCTCTGTTGGATATCCGTTATACCAAGCAATAATCCACCAAAGATCAGGATTATTATAATACTTATCCGCAAGATTGTAAAACCTATCGCCGTATTTCCATATGTGAGTGTCTCTCTGCAAGGCAGCTCTTTCAAAAATGTTTGGGTGATACAACAGAGCCGTACCATATTGAACAATGCTTTTCAGTTTTCGTGATTTTCTTAACGGAGCGTAATACTCGCTATCATTTCTAAATTTTTTATATCCATCATATCTTGACATAATTTATTACCCCGGCGTATAGCCGCCCTCATCACCAATTGTTTCCATATCTTGGACGCGTTCTCTGTCGCCCTTTACTGTGCCTTCAGAATCACTATAGCCTCTTTCAGTCATTGCTTCGCCGGCGACTGCGCTGGCGATATAGGCTCGCTTAGCATCGTTTTTAATATAACCCTTTTCGCCTTCCTTGGCGGACAACCTGCGTTGATCTCTAGCAAGCCGGCCACCACCTATTCCAAATAATCCTTTTTTGCCAAACATTCCAGAATATCTAGCTTCAGCAGCTTGACGAGCTTGCTCAAGCTTAACACGATCGGATTCTGATTGCACTGCTTGTTGCCAAGTCGCGCCCTCAGCGTTAGAATCGTTTTGGCCCGCGTCATAAAGCGATACACCATACGGAAACATTTTTTCTGAGAAGTTTCCATTGGCATCCCAACCAAGAGCATGCTCGTGAATTGGTGTGAACGAGATAACAACTTCAATAACTTTAGGTAAAATAGTGTTTTGCACAGTTTGATTTGTGTCAGGATCTAATTTTTCAAAAACACCAGATTCTCTATTTTCTAAATTATGGTTGACAGTTAAGGATGAGATAAATCCTAGTTGTCCAAAACCCGGCGATAAACCTTTGGATTTATATTCTTTAAAATAAGTTGATTTGGTTTTCAAGTTTCTGAAATTTGCCTGACCGCCGTCAGTTGTTGAGCTGTTAGCCATGTTCTGCAATAAGTTCATAACTTTAAGTCTCACGAGCGGACCTTGGGCGATTGTCTGAGCCTGTTGTACATTGTGATAATTTGGATACAAAAACTGACTTAAACTTTGGACTTTGCCTAAATTTTCAAATGCCTCGCTTTCACTGGCAGCAGGAATTACAAAACTTAATTGAATTTGTTTTGTGGTCTGTGTAAAAGTATGAATTGGGTCTCCGCGACCAAAAACAGTTTCCGTATTCCAATTTGATGTGTAAGATTCATTAAAAGCAGTTATAAAAGCTTTAAAATATACACTTTTTTCAGAACCCACGTGTTGAAAAGAAAGATAAAGCTTTTTAAGATTAGCTAATCCATCAGATCCATCTGCATAAAAAACATCATCTTTTCTGCCTACTCTATTTTTCTTATAACGATGAGCATCAAAGATTTGATTATAAAAATCTGCTGCAGAACCTATTTCATCTGAGTTATCGGCCATTATTAGTTTCTCCCTGTCATACTATTAGATATGGTCTTGTCTGAAATTTTCTGTACAACTCTACCAAGTTTTTCATCACCGATCCTAACATCGAAGACTGCTGTCTCGGGCCCGCTATTAACATATGTGGTTTTTGAAGAGTTTTGGGAAATATTAGTGTTGGCGGCTATCGGCGCTGCAGTCCTGTTAAAAGTGGCTTCACTTAATCCAGATGCAACTTCCATTGATCTGTTCATTACATCATTATTGCCAACAGATGCCTGTATTTGCAGTGCTTCACCTACATCAGTCATGGCACTACCTAAAGCAAACGCATTTGTTACAGGCACTTCAGCTATAGCAGCAGCGATTTTTTCGATATTTGCTGCGGCCGTGGGATCTGTGAGCGCAGTGAAAAACGCAACCACACCGCCCATAATTGAACTAAATATGCCGCCAATTGTTTCTAACATTCCCTTAAATTTGTCAAACGGAATCATCAGGGTTTCGATTGCTTTGGCTAGCAAGCCGCCAGTAAACATATCAAAGAAGCTTGGTGAATTTTTCTTTTTAAACGCACCCATCAATTTCGCAATTGCTGTTCCTATACCAACTATTGCAATCGTCACAGCTGAGGCAACACCAATTACTTTAGCTAGCGGTATCAGCAAGCCGATGCCGATGGCAGCGCCAAGAAATTTAACAAAGGGTATAAGTTTTTCAGTCGCCGCTGCAAATTGTTCTGTGCCACCGAAAGCGCCAACTAATTGCTCTTTTAAAAAGGTGAATAAATCCCCAATTGCAGAAATTGGATAAAAAAGACCCTGAAGAAGAGCCGATAACACCGAAACTCTTTCTTCTCCCATTTTCATAGCATCCAAAAGCCCCATAACCGCTATCACGATTCCCGGAACACCACCAAAAACAACTAAAAGCGTACCGCCTAATAGTTTGAGCATTCCTATATTATCCGAAACAAACGTTAATAAACCCCTGAATGCATCAATTAAAGGGGTAAGTATTGGGATCATTTGGGCAAATACAGCGTTTAATTGCTCCTGAAATGAAGCAAGTGTTTTAGCTCTTTCAGCAGCTTCTTGAAAATCTTGTGATGTTTTCTTAGTTTCTTCCGAGACTGCGTCCATATTACCACTCAAAGCTAGCGCTAAATCGCCAACACTATCAAGCCCTAAAGCATCTTTGTAAAAGTTCTTCTGATAATACGACATGTCATCGAACGATAACCCAGTATCCAAAATAGCATCTCTTATTTGTTCGAATCTAGCAGTTGGATCAGTCTCCATCATAAGATCCATAGCATTGACAAAGTTGCCGCCAAGAGCAGCGTTCAGTTTGCCAGCTTGTCTAGCTGCACCTTCAAAAGTATCAAATTGGTTTACAATGTTAAGCAACTTGTTGACCTGTAAGCCAGTGACCTTAGCAGCTGCAGCCAAATCTCTAAACGCTTCATCACCGTTTTCACCTAATTTCATTAATGTATCACCTGCTTCGGCAAATTGACCAGCAAGCATGTCTGGAGCAACACCAAGCTCTTCGGCAAATTTTTGTAAATCCAACATCGACTGGCTGGCGTCTTCTGCGCTCATTGACAGTCCTTTTGTTGCTATTTGGATACCTTGAGCAAAGTTTTCATTAGAAACACCAAGTTTATCCAAAACAGCACCTGTTTTAATTAAGCCATCTCTGGTTTGTTGGTCTTGAAATGTAAAATCTGTGAAAGTATTAAATAACGATGTGGCAGATTTGGACATGTCTTCCGCTGTGGCAGTGAATTTACGGCCTTCCTCATAAGTTCTCGAAATAGAACGCGCAAAGTCCTCTGAGGCCCCTGTAGCCTTCATAAATGCATTTTCTGCATCACCTAGTGTAACGGCCAATGTTATAGTTTGCTCAATTAAAGTAAAAAGAGCCAAAGCACCCATCTTTTTACCAGCAGCTTGAAGACCTTCGCCTAGGCTTTCGGAGCCCATAACAGCTTGCTGTATGCCCTGAGATAGCTCGCCTTTCATACTGCTAGCAATTCCACTTAAAGCACTTTGAATGCCGCTAGCATCACCACTGAACAAGCCTTGAGCAATATCGCTAGCAGCACTACCAAATGTTTCCAGCCTGCTTTCTAATTCTTGTAAATCAGCTAATCTTTTGGCTGCGGCGCCGAGAAGTTCGCCTTCTTCTTTCATTTGCTGCTTAAGCATTCTAATCTCAAGTCGGCG